CCACGGGTGATGCGCTGCCGATCGCGTTCGGTGACTTCTCGCGGGCATACGTTCTCGCAAGTCGCACCGAGCTGATGATCCAGAGCGAGTCGGTGACCAATCCCGGTTACGTGCGGTTCTACGTGCGGCGCCGGTATGGCGGAATCCCGCTCAACAATGATGCGGTGAAGTTCCTCAAGGTTGCTGATTGAGTTTCACTGAGTCAGTTGTTCCCCGGTGGCGGTCATGTATTGTGGCCGCTCCGGGGCCTTCCCTTGAGCCTATCCACTATGGGCCGATTATCGCTGTGCAGGATGCATGGCGACTCGTCCCGTGGGCGGATGTTCTCTATGGTTGCGATCCTCATTGGTGGGAATACCACAAAGGAACGGGATTCAAGGGTGAGAAGTGGAGTACTCATAATCATAAATCTAAGGAACTGGAAACAAACGACAAGAGCAAGGCGCACGATCAGTATGGCGTGCGCTGCGTTCTGGGTTGTATGGGGAATGAGTTTTCGTTAGATCCCGCCGTCATTCACTTTGGGAATAACTCAGGGTTCCAGGCGATCAATCTGGCGATTCTGTTCGGTTGTACGCATATCACGCTGATCGGTTTTGATATGCGTGCGGTCGATGGTAAGTCTCATTTCTTCGGAAATCACCCACAGGAACTGCAGACTGGGATTGATTACGAACGGTTCGTCAAGTACTACGACTGCGCAGCTCGAAAACTGCCAGACCACATTCGCATTGTGAATGCGACACCGGACAGCGCCTTGCGTTGTTTCCCCATGATGAGCCTTGAGAAGGCCATGCAGGAGAAATATGTACACGATTCTGATTAAGCGGGACTGGCCGATGAGCGGCGGGATACTGTCGCGGGGGCGCTATAAGGTTCCTGAACAGTTGACTGAATCGATGGCTCAGCGGGCGATCAGGGATGGCGTGGCTGACAAGTCCATGCCTGTGCTGACCAAGAAGGCAGTATTGTCGAGAAAGAAACGTGCGATCGCTAAGTCTTAGCTGGTCTGCAGATACGGAGCTGCCGGTCTCTGTGGCCCTGGTGAAGGATCAGCTGCGGATCTCGCACACTGAATTCGATGATCTGATTACGACATTGCATATTCCGGCAGCGGTTCAGTGGGCCGAAGGGTTCATGCACCGATCGATCTTGGCAAAGACGCACACTTGGGTTCTGCAGGACTTCCCGCAAACGGCAGACCAGGCGATTCTGTTGCCGCGGGGCAAGGTGCAGTCGGTTGCCAGCATTGTTTATACCAGCGGCGGCACGCAGACCACGTTGAGAGGTCCGAGTTCGGGCAGCCCGATCGGTACAGACTATCGGGAGAATCTGATGGATGAGTCCTGCGGGATGATCTATCCGATTGACAACTGGCCAACCGTGGATACGTCTGTCCCGCAGCCTGTGGTCATTACTTATTCGGCTGGCTGGACATCTACCCAGGTGCCCGCAGACATCAAGGCCGCGCTGTGTCGGTTCGTGGCCGATCAGCTTGACGTTCCCGGGGTGCAGGACATGGGGAATATGCAGGTCTGGCAGTGGGAGGCGAAGGAGGCCGCTATCGCTTCCTGGAGGATTGTGTGGCGGTAAGGGCTGGGGATATGCGCCATCTCGTGACGTTCCAGGTGCAGAGCACGACTCAGGACGCTATGGGTCAGCCGACGAACACCTGGACTGAGGTGTGCGAGAGAATGGTGTCTGTTGAGCCTTTGAACGGGCGTGAACTGCTTGCTGCATCTGGTGAATTTGCCGATGTGTCAACGAGGATCAGAGCGCGGTATGACACTACCTTGGCGGCTCTAAAGCCGCATCACCGGATTGTCTACGGGTCACAGACATATGACATCGAGTCGATTGTTGAGCCAAGCACCCGGGGGCAGGAGTTGATTTTCTTTGCGAGGCGTCTCAACGGGTGAAATTTGACAACTGTAGTCTGCATCGGAACCGGCCCGAGTCTCACGCTCGGGCAGATCGAGACGGCCAGATCGAAAGGGTTTCGGCTGTTTGGCTGCAATAACACGTTTCAAATCGTGCCGGACCTGGAATTGCTCTATGGCTGCAACCAGGCATGGTGGGATGTCTACTACCACAGAGCGGCAGAACACCCTTGCGAGAAGTGGACGACGAACCTGTGCGCCGCTTCGACCTACCGGATAAACCACGTCCGGGAACGTTGGGGGATGGGGCTGTGCGAGGAGCCGGGGGTTATTCACCACGGCCACGGATCGGGTTACTCGCTGGTCAGCATAGCCCACAAGATGGGTGCTGAACGGATCCTGCTGCTCGGCTATGACATGAAGTATGCGCCGGACTATGACGGCAAGGCCAAGAAGATTGGGTCAGCGCCGCGACACTACTTCGGAGAATACGAACCGCACCTGCAACACTGGCCGAGCGTCAGCGTGAAGGATGGGGTGCACCTGGAGCTGGTCGACCTGTACCGATCTATTCATGAGCAGGGTCTGGTTGAGATCGTGTGCTGCACGCCTGGTAGCGCCCTGGAGGGTGTTATCCCTTCGATGGACATTGCCGATGCCTGACTACGACATGACGCGAAGTGTAGCCTGTAAGCTACAACAAGGCTTGCGGATTCTCTGCGTGAAGTGGGGGGATAAGTACGGCGAGGACTACGTTCTAAAACTACAGGCTGCTTGCGCCAGGCACATTCCGCATCGGGAGTTTGTGTGTCTGACTGAGAATCCGGTCGAGGGGGTGGTCTGTAACCCGTTGCCATCCGATCTGCCGGGGTGGTGGTCGAAGCTGGGGATGTTTCAGCCTGGGCTGTTCCCGGGCGACAACCTGTACCTGGATCTCGATGTGGTGGTGACTGCGGGTATCAACCCGTTCATTGCGGCCTTGCTGTCAGGCCCATCGAAACTGTGGGCTCTGGATGACTTTTCTTATTCGGTCGCAGGTCGCAAGGCTGGGGACGTAGGCGGGCACCAGCAGGGCACGATCAACTCAAGCGTGATGCTCTGGCGCGGGCAGGCAAAGAGCGCCGTATACGACGTCTGGGAGCGTTTCACGCCAGATGTCATGGATAGGCTACATGGCGACCAAAACCACATAACGCAGGTTCTGTGGCCGGATCACATCGGTCTGCTGCCGTCTGGCTATGCGGGATCGTACAAGTACGGCGGTGCGCGCCAGTTCCCGGTCACAGTGTTTCACGGCGATCCAAAGCCTCACCAGGTCGGCGATGACTGGGTGGCGCAGCATTGGGCGGCATAACAGTTCACTTCGAGCCTGGGGTTGATTGGCAGCGTCTACGGGTTGTCCAGATGCAGCGGGGTCTGGAGAGGTTAGGTTTTGAGGTCACGCTGACCCAGAGCAGGAAGAGGCTCAACGCAAACCCCGCAGTTCTGTTCGGCACCACATTCTGGAAAGACGTTGAGTCGGGTGATTGGCTGCTGGTCGACCGGGCGTGCTGGGGCGATCCTGAATATGTGCGTCTCGGCTGGAATGGCCACGGGACTGATGCTGATTACCGATGGCCAAAGAATCTGACCCCGCGCTGGATCCCAACACTGGAACAGCAGGCGCCGGGGCAGAAGGTCATTGTGTGCGGCGACTACGGCTCATGTCCGCCACACGAAGGCGCCACCCACTTCAAGCCGCACCCCGCAGATCCCACGAATTACCCGGGACTGCCGATCGTCGACTCGTTCGAGGACTGCAAGTACGCAATCTGCGGGAGGTCCACGGTTGCCGTGCATCTAAAGCTGTTGGGGATATGGGTCCACCTGACCGATCACAGAAACATGGCACACATGGCGCTCGATCAGATCGCCTGGACCCAGTGGTCATGGGATGAAATTGAACAGGGCGAAACAGGACACCTTTTCGAATGGCTGAAATCAAGGGCTTAAAAGAGTTGTCCCGAAAGCTCTCTGCACTCGGGGCCGCAGTTGGTGGAAAAACACTGAGGTCTGCGGCCATGAGTGCGGCACTGCCTGCTCTGCGGGCTGCTCAAGCCAGAGCGCCGATCAGCGATCGTGACTACCTGAAGAAAACGTACAAGGGTCGCTATGTGGCGCCGGGGTTCCTGAAGCGGAACATCGCTAGCAAGTCGATCCTGTATCGGGACAAGCGAACAGTGAAGATTCTGATCGGGCCGAAGCCCGAGGCTTTCTATGGAACGCAGTTCATCGAGATCGGCACGTCGACCATCCCGAAAAGCCCCTGGCTTGAGCCCGCATTCAGGTCACAGCAGGCCGTGATGGTTCAGCAGCTCAGCGCGAGATTGAAACAACTGATTGAGAAAGCCGCCAACAAATGACCATCGCCCAATCGTTCTATGAATACCTGACGGCGAGTTCAACCATCCAGGCGGTGGTGGCCGAGCGGATATACCCGCACGTTATCCCGCAGGCGGAACTTGGAAGACCAGCACTAACCTACTCGCAGGAGTTCGGCGATTACATCGAGCACCTGGCTGGTCGAAGTGAAACACAAATGGCCGAGTTCGAGGTGAACTGCTGGTCGAATACTTATCTGGCTGTGCGAAACCTCGCCGCCATTGTTGACACCGCGCTGACCGGCTACCGAGGAACCTTCGGGACGGATACGGCGGAATCCATACGCAAGACGAACGACTTTGATGGTGGCCTGGAGAATGACACCGGCCTCTATCGAGTCGTTTTGCGTTTCTCAGTCGCTTACTACTAGGAGTCTCCACAATGACCGCAGCAACCATTAGCAACTGGCAGTTCGAGGTCGGCACGGCAGCAAGCCCCCAGGTGCTGACGGCCATCGAAGAAGTGTTCAGTGTCTCAGGCGTCGGTAAGACGAACGATTTGGTCGACGTGACCAACTTCGATTCGCCGACCGGCACGAAGGAATACATCGCCGGACTGGCGGATGGTTCCGAAATCTCAGTCGAGGCGAACTACATCCCGTCCGCCACTCACCAAGCCGTGGTGATGACAGCCGTGGACAGTGGCGCGACCCGTCTGTGTCGCCTTCGATACACCGGATCGAGCCCAGAGAAGAGGTTTTCTTTTTCAGGCGTCTGCATCGGCTATGAAATCACGCCGAGTCCTGACAGCCAGAACCAGATCGCCTTCACGTTCAAGGTGACTGGCAACATATCGAGAGTATGATGGGGTATCTAAAAACGGGTAAGGCCCTGATTGAGCGCATCAACGAAACCATCGAACTGGTGGAACTTAATGCGCTTGGTCAGAAGCATTTGCTAGACGCTCACACCATTGGCGATATGTTCACCGCTGCTGCGACCGCCGTGAAGTACGGCACGAAGAAATGGCGAGACAAAACGGCTGACGAGATCATGGACGAGCTGCCGCTCGAAGCAATCCAGGAGATCGCCGATAAAGTCGCCGCGCTGTCTGGGTTGAACGAAGATCACGCAAAAAAGTCCGAGAGCACCCACTAGAGCGGTTCAAGTTTCGTCTTGCTGCGCAGCTCGGGTGCTTCGTTTCTGACATCGAGCAGAATATGTCTGCCCGTGAATTCATGGGCTGGCAGGCTTACTACCAGATCGAACCGTTCGGGGCTGATCGCGATAATTGGCACTCTGCTCGCATTGCTCAAATACTCGCAAACATCTACCGCAAGTCCGGGTCTGCTCCTGTCGGCATGTCCGAGTTTATGTATGTGGATCAGAAAACAGATCGAGAGAGAAAGGAGCAGGCGACTTTGACGTGGTTAATGCAACGGTCTGTGGAGAGTAACTAGATGGCTGAACTCGCTCGGCTGGTGGTCGCGCTCGAAGCGCAGACTGCCAAGTATGAGAAAAAGCTGGACGCTGCGAACCGGAAGCTGGACAGGTTCGCTCGCCAGCAAAAGACTGCCCTCAACAGCATTAAGAGCGCGTTCTTAAGTCTTGGCACGGCTGTCAGTGCCATTGCCCTGACGAACATGATTCGGCAATCCGTTCAGGCGGCTGATTCTGCGGCGAAACTTTCGCAACAGATCGGCATATCTGTTGAGGCCCTAACCGGGTTGAAGCTCGGTGTGGAGCTTGGCGGGGCGCAACTCGAAGATCTGAACAAGGGATTGACTCGTCTCGCTAGAGCCGCGAG